TTAGCTCGGAACCCCTTTATTTGAGCGCCTGAAATATATACGGTCTCGAGATCATTTAATAATAATGAACTCGCGGCATAAGTGAAGGATTCACTGCTAAGATCTGAATATCTCGTCTCGAGTGTAATGTCCCTTGTATTATGAAACGGCGCGCAAATATAAAATATGTTTTCAGTAGGCAAGGTAGGAGCAGCAGGAAATAGCCAGCCCTTAATAGTAAAACTAGTGTCACCTGTAATTCTATACTTCTGACTAGCCTGTGATTCTGTAGGATAGCTGAGAGTAACACTACCCCCCCACAGTACTTCTGATCTTATTTCATAGCTGCTGGATAGGTTAAAACCAGTCGGGATTGGCCATGAGATAATTATGTACGGATTGCTATAGGGGACAAAATTAGATATAATCTGATCCATATCAGATTGATATCTGGTGAGGATAGACATGCTAACAGCAATGTCAACCGGCACCGGAGATCTCATAAAAGATGTGGTTGTCTGAGACGGATCTTGATCTTGTGTACGTTTTTGAAAATAAAATCCCGGTACCTTATTAAAAACTCTTTCCTGCGCACGCGCTACACTTGTAATAGAAACAGAAATAACAGGTATTGTAATATTTTGCGCCTTATTTACCAAATCATATAATACCCTCTCCTTAGGTGCATATACATACCTAACCTGCAACTTACTCACAACATCCCTGTTCTTATTATATCTACGTATTATAACGTTATCAAACGCTGCGACAAACTGCGTCAATATATCCTTAATCTCAAAATGGTATGTTTCGTTTTTAATAAGCTTAGAATGTATAGATATTTATATTTACTATTGTATTCTATTGATAAAATGCTTTGGTAGCTTGTGCTTTGCTCTCAATATAACATCCTTAATGCAACCGTCGAGTATGTAAGTAACAGAATGGTCATCTGCACTCCTAGTAGCTCTACCACACGCCTGGACCATTGTGTTAAGCATTCTATTTTCATACCAATCTTTATCCAGATCGAATAGTTTTTTAATTCTTTTATCCGACAGCGGTAAAAACGGTAGCTTTATAACAATCTGAAAGCGGGCCAACTCATCCTTTAAATCTATTCCATACGCAAGCGACGGGCTTACCAAAACCGTAGGTTCGCTAGATGTAAAATGATCACGCAAAATATCCTCATTAGTTTGTCTTTCTGTTCTAAATAAAAATCTTTTATTATCGCCAAGTCTGTACTGTAGTTCATCACAGATAGACTGTGTATGGGTATGAATTATGCCCTTGACATTAGAATGCTGATCTATGATACCCGCAACCATATCAATTACCTTTGGTAAATTGGTTTTGAGTAAAGAGTAGTTTAGTTTGTGTTTAGTAGATATTAATATGGGTGATTTATTAGGATCGAACAGTGAATCTGCTTCAATATATTCGTAATCGGCGATACCCAATGTTTTTGCAAAATTTTTGTGATCGATAATCGTAGCAGATAGCAACAAAACTCTATCACCGTAGTCGAAAATACTCGATGCTAGTTTATCTACTCTGAGGGGTGTTAATTTTATAAAATCATCACCCACCTTTTCTATAATATACTCAGCATGATCCCAGTGTGTATCAACCAATATAAGTGAATTATGCGTTGCAGTCAAATACTTTAGTCTAGCTATCTCAGTGACGGTGGGATCGTTTTTCTTTTTGGATAGTCTTGCTTTGAGTCCCTCGATTACCTGTGACATCTCAAGAATGAGATTACTAATCCACGGTCTTACCGACTCAGGAAGAATATCCGCCGGTAGATCACATACAACATCGTTGCGGTTGAGTTTTAAAATACTTATTTCTGCAGAAAATCTCTTTACTAATTCTTCCTCTAGTTCAGAAGCCTCATCACACACTAAAAATGACCTATGCTTAACATGACCAGGTAGAGAGAGAAACATTTTATAATTAAGCGCAGAAAATCTATTTACTAACCCCTCTTTTCTAGCGGTATAGTACGAGCAGGCATTCTCACGCCAACACGTTTCTTTTAACTTCTTAGATAAAACACAAGGCCCACCTTCTACATCTACATTTCTATTAATATTACACATGTAGTTTGACTTACCTTTTATAACAGCAACGTCCTTAAAGATAGATTGATATTGATCTTGTAGTGATTTTGTAATAGTCAGTACAAAAGCATTCGCCGGTCCTTCGCTCGTACAATCATCTTCATGTATAAATTCTCCAAGATAATTTTGTCGGAATGCATCATGCGAGGTTATAAGATCATTATATTTGCTAGAAGCAGGTTTGCTTAACTTATCAAACGTTTTTGCAATCATACTCTTTCCAGAACCAGTAGGTGCACAGCATATTACAAATTTTTTACCGCACTTATAAGCATTCTCTATCTTAGAAAGAAGCGCGGTCTGGGCAGGAGTCGGGGTATAACCCTCAGGAAATGCAGAAAGATATTTTAAACTCACCGGTTAATATAGGTGTATATTATTCAGATTCCACATCTACATAAACTATAACGTTTTTATCGTATAGTTTATGCAGCTTAGACTTCGGTACTAATTTCATACTGATTGTAATATCAGGGTCGTTTTCATGAAAGTCTTCTATTTTGTATGAAAGACTGTAAGCATTGTCGTCCTTGATATATGAAAATGGAACAGGGAGTTCATAGTATGAGAGCTTACTAACAGCTTTATTTTGTAGTATACTAAAAATTAAACAGTAATTTTTAATAGTAAAAAGAACTAATTTACCTTTTCTTAAAATCTTATCATTAAGTTTTATTACGATTTCTTGCTGTAGTAAAGACTTAAAGGATTCCTCAAACTCTGTAATATTGTAGATCATTTATTCATAAAGCCTATCTTATCCTGAGCGGACATTACTCCAAGGCCCCTCTCATTAAAAAAATTCCAAAAGTCAGCCACGGGTATAACCGCTAGCAGGTCGCATGCATTCATATTAATATTACGATAATCTTGCATAAAAATATCCCAGGTAATGACTAAATTTTTAATAGAAGGGTTATATGCAGTTCTATTATATGCTGGTCTAAAATTTAAACCTATACGCCCCTCTGGTGAGTTTAAAAGAGGGAGACTTCCAGTACACAGCATTCTTCGAGTAAGCGAAGCTCCTGGTTTTACTCTTCTTCTAAGAAATTTAATTTCGAGAACATTATTCCTTTGAAGACTTTGAATTGTACTCAGCGACGCTCTCATTTGCACTTCCATCTATAGACGCAATACCGAAAATTCTTTGTTCATTCAAAAATAGACCGGTCTCAAGAGTACCATAACCCTCAACCTCAATATTTGCAATAGGTACACCGAGATTATTTGGAAAAATTACATATTCACCTTGCTTAGCAAATTTAACATTGGGACCCGCGAGAATTACCTTACCTATTCGCCACGCCTTGGTATCAGAGTTAACTGGTACAAATATACCTCTACGGATAATAGCAGCTCCATCAGCCGTCTCGTCTGAGTATTTAACTAAAATGACATCATCTAAAATAGTCTTAAGCTTGTAGCCGTAAAGCACAGAGTTAAAGCTATTTTTAGGTAGCGCCGCCAAATCGATGAGACTTTTTTGTGTAGGCAATAAATCAATGTTAGCTGGCATATATGGTGACGCTTATGGAACTAATCTAAAATATCAACTAATTGATTGTACATTTCTATTTCTCTTACAGAGAGTTCCCGGGATTTGGCTACTAAACCAGATATATTAGTCTTATCTTTCTCCTTGACGGCTTTTTTTATGTAATCTATTTTTTTAAATTCTGTCTTAGGAAATATCGACACATAAAAATCGAATAATTCTTTACGACTATCAAAAATAGTAGAATATTTATTAGTAGTTTCATTTACAAAATTAGCCAATTCGGGTGAGTACATAGATAGCCACCTATTGACCATATAAGAATTGAACGCCGGCTCATCGTCGAGATTTGCCATGGGAGCGCTAGTTTTAGAGTATATAATGCCGCTAATTATATCAAAAATAGTCATCGTTGATACATTAAACTTACCAGCTGTTTACCTTGGTCGTGGCAATAAAAATATCATCTGCTAGCTTATAAAACATCTCGCAAACTTCCAGCATTAAGGCTTCAACCTGACTATTTTCTAAATTAGTAGAAAATGCAAAGGCGGGTGCCTTCTTACCCGCTACTACATTAATTCCGGTGTGACCTAAGGCTACACTATCTTTTACATAGGTAATACTCACCGAACACTTACCCACGCTTTGCTCAATGCCGTGTTGGCGATGAGCTTTATGCACCATTAAATCATCACCGTCTACTTCGATCGCACAATTAAGATACCTGCTACTAGCAATAATATTAGCAATTTGAGTATTAAATAGCCGCTGAAAAGCAACAGCACCCACAGGACATAAATTAGGGATTTCCCAACAGAAATTAATTGCATCGTCGCTGTATATAAAGTCGTCATTTAAAATATCTTCAGAATCTATCATCCCGCTTATCTCAACGTGCATAGGTGAGCGGAAAGCAATAATATTACCAATAGGCAGCGTTTTTTTTCGATGATATTTATAAGCAAATCGCTTGTGAATCAACGTACCGTCATAACTTTTAATATCATTTACAATCATATTATATATATATAATATAAAGAAATTTACCCGCAGTTCAACTATTTTATAACCATTATAATTATCATATTTTGGTGGTTATAAATTTTAATAAGCTTTTAGCTCTGTTTTTAAATGTATGTTTTGCGAGCACAAATTCGTACCCAGATTTTGCAACTCGCTGGACTTTCAAACCATCTAACTTCAAGCGATTAAGAATATCAACAGCCTCCTTAATAGATCTGTAATAAAACACATTCTCATTTTCTTTGAACCCTAGCTCATCATACTGCGAATTATAGTTGGTCAATAGTGCAGTGCAGCAGCCCATTGTTTCAAAATTTCTGTAATTAATATCATTAGCAATATTCTTATTAAACTGTATGTGATATGAATTTATGGCTGTAATCATATCAATACCTCTTACATCTATATCTAATTTCAAAGATATATATGAATTTAAATAATCAAAATACGGTTTACGATTAACATAATTTCCACAAAAACCAACAAAATATTTCTTCTCTACGGCTATAGGTTTTATAAATTCAGAATCATAACAATTTGGAAACCAGAGGCTATCTTTATCTAAATAATCTTTGGTGGCTTGTAAGATGTAATTATATCTGCCCGCTCTAAACACCTCTCTATAATAATTATAACCTCTAACATGGCTGTCGATAGACCATAGAAATTTTAAAGGTTTAGTAATATCGGATAAAGTAGGCATCCAACCTGTATCATAATTCTCAAGATTTATGATTACATCATAGTCGTTATAGCGGGGTGTGGTATTATAATTTTCATGACCGAGCCCCCACACGTCACACTCAACCCCACACTCAACAAGAGCCCGCTGCATGCTGTTACATTCTCTAAGATGCCTGCTTATCTCATGCCGGCCGTTTTCTTGTATAATTAGAAATTTCACATTGTTCCTCTGTGATGTAAAAATAATTGCGCGTAAGGTCTGTCGGTGAGATAATTACCCCATTCTGAGGGTTCAGGAAAAAGTGTTATCTTATGCTTCGCGGCTAGTAACGACAGTATGGATTGATCGTGTCTATGATCTTTAAACTCAGGCAAATTAGGCATCGTTATATTAGGCAAATCCGAAATTATATTATCATTAGAACAAAATTCTAAATACTTCTCTAAAAACTTAATTGTTTTTGGTGTTTTTTTGTAAAACTGATATGAAGCATCTACTTGTGGGGCATTATAAAATTCTTCTGTATCGCAGCCCATGAGGACAAAGCAATCGCGCTTTGTCCATTCTCTATTTTTATGAGTATCTTTTCGAAAATTTCCATCTCTATTATCGAAAAGAACTATCTCCTGTTTGTCGCACTCATCAAAAATATACTTAAGACTGCTAACTATTATGTTACCGCTATCAACATAACCTACTATATCGCCATCGTTAAGCATATTTAAAGCATCTAAAATAATAATAGGCTTCCATTGCCAGAACCCATACCCCCTCGTAGTGGATACATCATTATATTTGTCTGCGAACCCCAAAACCATATTTTTATCGGTGTAGCTAATAAACCCATCAAAGCCGGCGTCTTTTGCACTATTGTTTAACAAATGCTGCGCTCTATACCACTTTGGATTAGTAGCGAACGATATTAATATTTTCTTAGCCATTTATATTATAGAAAAAAATTAGCAGCGCTTCTTTTAAGAAAGGTTTCTCGGTCTTTGCGTTCCAATCGATCGTTTCGAATATAGAGATCATCTGGTTTTTCGTTTATTATTGAATACTGTTGGTGCTTTATTATGACCATGTCGGAATATACATACCTGTTAAGCTGTTTAATTATACAAGTAAACTCCGCATCACAATAGAGCGATTCGTAGTCGGGATTATAAATATAGCCAAACCGTTCATAAAACTTTTTACCTAGTATAGATAAAGTGTTTAATCTCTGACCTTGAAACCCGTCGTTAAACCACGCAACGTTATCGGTGTCACCGTCGAAGGTGTATTTAAATATATTTTTAATGTAAACATCATAACCTCGCTTGACGGGTATCATATCATCAGACGCGAGCAATAAGATGTCAAACGACATACCGGTCATATCTGCATTTACCGCTTGAATTTTTGATGTGTTGTGGCTGAAGAATACATCAAGATTTGGGTAGGTTTTGAGTCTAGACTTAACCGATTCATTGTTCATGGTTGCGTCATCATAGTCGCAGGATATTAGAAATCTAACATTATTAGATAGAAGAAAGCTGTAGTATACATCTAATACAGCAAAAAACTTTTCCGGTCTACTTCTGGTCGGAAATTTTATTAATAGATTTAAATCTTTCATATTCTCACTCAACCCTCTACATCTTACTATCATCTAAATACCGATAAACCACCTATACGGGGACTTTTATACTATTGATTTACCGCAAACTATTATGCAACTATTATAGGTTACGCGGTATAACCACATTTTCATATTTAGATATTTCAGGAAGATATGAATCCCACACTCGCAAGCCGCATTCATATAAATATCTATTATTATGAGTAGCAGTATGATCTAGATCGATATCTCCTGCACACTCACCGTATCTCTCAGTTCTCCACGACATCCCTTCATAATGTTTAAAGTAATCATTCTCCAAGTTAATATCACCAATTTTCAACTTGCAGTCCAGAATATCACTAAAAAACGTACAACCTACGTCGTATAGCTTTCCATCTTTGCGATTGTGTTTTTGGGGGTTAAAAAAAGTAATATTATTATTTTTAATTTTATTAACATCTATAAAACAAAACCATGGATGCACTCTATTATGTATCTTCTTACCTCCCCTATCACCGCAGATTTCACCCAGTAACGCCAAGTTATAACGCTTAAAATCCTCAAAAACATCGTTACAATTTTTAAGAAAAATAATATCTGTATCAACGAGTAAAGCATAGCTCGTTCGCACGCGTTCGAGCAGCGGATCAATGCTCCTAATGTGAAGGCCGTTTTTATTAATAATAAACGGTATGTTGTGCAGCTCTAATAACTTCAATGTGCGGTCGTCGGATGAATTTTCCGATATCAAAACGGGAATATGTGTGTGGTGTGCAAAGAATGACCTTAACATTGTTAAGGTCACTTGTGGTGTGTTATAAGAACATGATATTAGGGTAATGTCAACCATGTTTAATTTTTATTTTCTTAAGAAGATCAACGACGTCTAACTCATCTACGTGTTTAGTTTGATTTGGATAAATGCCGTGCTTTCTAAAGTATATCTCTCTACCCCGCTGTACGTTCTCCATCCATTTTTGTTGGTTTTTAGAAATTGAGCTGTTAGCAATTGCGTCGGGATGTACCCTTATCATACTATCACTATTGCTGATGTCCGCAAACCACCAAAAAGGCGGGTGCATGTTTGCATTAATAATCCTAAAAGTGTGGTCTACATGTTCCCACGCGTTTGTATACTGCTCGTCAAAGAAGCCTACTTCGCTTATTGCCTTCCTAGTAAAAAATGAAAAACACCCAGCTACGTGCTCATACAAAGCGACCTTACAGTCATTACTGTAATCTACTATTAGTTTTGGTGCGGGTGATGAGCTGTTATCGAGTAAATGTCTGTTATTAAGATCAACGTCCTTAATAGTTTGTTTTCTATTAAACGGTGACCCGGGACCATAATTAAAGTGTTGTATACCCGACACCCTGCTTGCCTTAATATATTCACAAAATACATTCGGGCTCTCAATAAAGATGTCATCTTCTATAAGAAAGAAATAATCGCACCCCTTGTCATAAAGATAATTTAATGCTCTGTTCTTGGACTTACCCACACCCAAATTAACCTCGTTATTAATCCACTCGCCTGACGACAAATCATAGTTTGTAATCGTGTCACCATCGTTTACCACAACAAGCTCATTTATACTATTTTTACACTGTATTAACGAATTAATAAGTTTTTTTAAAAAAACCGGTCTATTGCATGTTATTACACCGACACCTGTCTTTTTCATGTTGTAGCTATAAATAATAATGTAAATACTTTAAGATGTCAACTAATCAGACAAATATAGTCAATATCAGCAATTTACCGGAAGCTCAAAATATTTTTGACGGCAATTATTTAATAGTACAAAATAAAATTGGTACCCAAATAATTGACTGGGCAAATGTTAGTGTTATTAAACTGGGTTTAAGCGGTGGCGGCTCTTATACAGGCACACTTACCGGAGACAGCTTGCGGGTGGGTACTATAGTTACAGGTAGTATATCCGGTTCCAAATTTGAATCAGATGGTGCAATAGGGCTCACGCTAGAAACCGACTATTACAATAAGTTTACCACAACAAACGGTCTTATAACCAGCGGTTTCTATGCATCAGGCTCGCCTGAGTTTTTAGACATAATTAATACTCGCATACCTGCAGCAACTGCAGCGCTAATTAGTGCATACCCGTCTATATATGAAGATTATATAGATATAGTGTGGCCCTCTGGCAGCGTTAGCGCTGCGGGCACTTTCCTCAAAGAACTACCAGATGGTTTAGAGGTTGAAGAGATACAACCGTGCGATTTTACCTTCTCAGAGACGTTATTAAACGGGACTCTCCCCGTCCTGTCAACAACTTGCGCAGTGCGCAATATTGGACTTATTGGCGATAATTTGCAGGCAACAGTATTTACCCGTCAAACAAATTTAGGCGATACCAAGTTCACGCTAAAAATACTAAAAACCTTTACAGTCAACTAAACGTGAGATTGTAAGGCAGTGTAGATTTTTCGTAGTGCTTGTTTTTTAGACATACCCGAGTTTCTAAGGCGAGTCAACTTTCTCCTAAACTCATTTATAAAACGGTCTGATAATTCGAAGCCGAGTGAAGGGGCGTCGTCCTCGCTAAGTTTAACCCTACTAAACTTTTCCAAAATTAAATTTACTTCGTTATTATAACTCACATAATTATTTAGTATATTTGTTAGTTATAATACCTTTTTTAATTAAATCTAGTTTGTTTTCTTCAACAAACGCCTCTTTTTGTTCTCTCAGAAGTTGCTCAGCCGCGTGTAAATTTTCTAAATCTAACACCGAGCTTTGTGTCTCCACCAAATCACCGTCAGTGTTGAGATAATATTTAAGAAGCTCAATTCTCTCTTGTCTTGATCCAAATATTTCGATAATGGGCGGCGAATCACCCTTATGGAAAAAGGAGCATTCATTTCTCCCATGCTGGTACGATATCGCTTTAAATAGATGGTCTATTTCAGTAATATATTCTTCATCTATTTCTCGCATGATCCGTGCCTCGAGTTGTATGGGAGAGGCTTTGGTAATGGGAATAAAAAAAACGACATCAATATATCTCATCGCCTCTTTTACTATCTCTATAGAATCCTTAATAAAATTCTCATCAATATCAGATTTGCCTTTATCAAAAGACCAAAGAGAGTACACAATATTGTCAAGAGGACACCGGTCGAAAATAACCTTATCGCCCGATTTAAAATTTCTGACGTCTTTATATTGAGCTTGGAGAATTTGCTGTTGTCCATTTTTAGTTACTTCCTTATTAAGCGGTATGTTATTATCTTTAATTAGTTGTTTAAAAGATGCGGGGCCCTTCTTGTAGGTCTTCCACGTGTCAAGGATATCATTGCAGAGTGTTGTCTTTCCCAAACATTGTGAACCTGAAATTGCAATTCGCATTACTATTAGTTAGACAAATAAATTTTATAATCAACTAATAAAGTTATTGCTTACATTATTCCAATTAATAACTTTAAAAAAGTTTTCAATATATCTCTCTCTATCAGGCCCGTATTTTTTATAATAAGCATGCTCCCATACGTCTATACCTAATATAGGTTTACCCTGCCTAGTCATTAACGGGTTATCTTGATTAGAGGTATGTACTAACTCAAGTTTGTTATTTTTCTTTACCACCCAACACCACCCAGAACCAAATAAACTTAAGGCACTTTCAATAAACTTCTCCCTAAAGTTTTTGAGTGAGGTGAATTTAGAGCTAATTGCCTTTACTAATTCATCAGAGGGGGAGGTGGCGCGCGGTGTCATATACGACCAAAATAGCGTGTGGTTGTAGTAACCACCCGCGTTGTTTCTTACTTTATCAGAATATTTTTTAATATTTTCTATAACTTGTACAATAGGAGTTGATCCCGATATCTCATTGTTAAGTTTTTTTATATACCCCTTATAGTGCTTATTATAATGGAGA